AGATCTATCGGCAATCTATCAGTAGCAGCTGTCAAATCAAAACTGTAGAACTTATGACCAGGCAAGGAGTTAGATAATAAATTATCTAACGGCTTAATCTGATCAAAAGTCCCGTCAGTTGGTATTCTTCTGAGACTATCAAAGATAGACTCATGAAGTGGTTTAAGACCAAGTTGGATCCACCAGTTCGTAATTGCTACGACTCTGGCTTTTCCAGCTTGATCATAAACTATAGACAGTCGCCCTAGATGGAGCGGTTTAATCAACCGTAGTCCTAAAAGAACTAAATATACAGGACCTGCCCATAGGATTAAACCTATGAATTGGATCAAATAACCATAAGACTTAGTTAACAAGCTAAGCCTTATGAAACTCACGAGCTGCGAAGGGTAATGGATAAATGCTAATGCATCTATACCAGCACCCCAAGTAGCAACATGAGAATTTGGACCAGCAGATTCTGATATGAACCCTTTAAAGGATCCAACCGATGCTCTAACCTTTAGAGTTTTCAACGCCCGAATAATACCTTCTTTAGGAAGAGTATTAGCCAGACCAGAAAATGGACTAGTTATAGTTCCAAGATCTGGTTTGACAGGAGTTGGAAAGGTTCTAAAAGAAGACAACAGTGTCAGAACGGCTCTTACCACATTAACATTACCCTTAGGGTCTAGTAATAGACGTCTAAGAGATAATGGAATGATGGTAGGAAACCCATGGGAATCTCTCGAAACCCGAGGACCTTTATCACTAAAGGCACTCGGTTCCGGAGATCCCGAAATGGCACGAATTGTCAACCGTAGAGATTCTTTGAGATATTGGAATGTCATCCAAAACCCATTGAACCTTACTAATCGAACAATTCGTTCATTAAGAAGGATTAAGGCCGAAGCGTACTGAGCCGTTTGCGAAACCCAGATGACCAATCTATGAAAGAGGGATAACTCGTTAAGAGTTATCCATGCTTTCTTTTGAAAAGTCTTCGATCGCCGCAGCATTAATGTTATTGTGAAATTAGTAGCAATAATATAATGTAAGGTGATCTACTGTGTATTTTCAGTGTTTTTGATGAACAGGAGGTGCTAGCACCTGTCAAAAGGGAAACCTGCGACAGAATCTCCACCTACTAATTAAGTTCTTCTTCAGGAAGAAGCCACAGCATCACATATTATGTGAATAGCTAAACGGACCACCCCTGATCAAGAGGTAGCTTGCTAGATCCTATCTATTTAAAGATAGCG